ACAAGTTAAAAGAATAGCAAGTGGTACTACTGCTACAGAATTGTTTAGACAAGGTAAACTAGCAAGACGACCTAGTGTAGGTAGACTTAATCTATTTGGGTATAATCCTAAAATGAGAAAGACATTACCATACTATGATGTATTCCCATTAGTATTACCTTTAGAAGCATTTGCAGGTGGGTTTATAGGCATGAACTTTCATTACCTACCACCATTATTAAGAATGAGATTATTAGAACGTATGAAAGCAACAGCAACAGATAAAGATTTTGATAAAGATACAAAATTTGATGTGACCTATTCAGATGTAAAGAATTTAGGCATAGTTAAACCAACAATCAAAAAGTATTTGTACCCATATGTTCAGACAGGTTTTTTAAGAATAAATGCTGATGAAGCAGCAACAGCAATATTTTTACCAGTACAAAGATTTAAGAAGGCTTCAGAGGGCAAAGTATATGCAGATAGTAGGAGATTTATCTAATGGCAATAGCAAGAGTAGGTAAACGATTTGGTGTATTTGATATTAGAATAGGACTACCTAGAGATAAAGGTTTTGATCCTGTTGAGGCAAGTAAACGTATTTCACAAAGGGCAAACCCACAAACTACAATTAACAAGTTTAGAGCGTTAATATCAAGTGGTGAGGGTCTTGCTAGATCAAACAAATTTATTGCAGTAATAAACTTCCCATCAGGTGTGACAGCAGATACAACCTTTGATGGTTCAGAGTTTCAGGAGTTTCAAACTGCTACAGATTACACAACATCATTAAAGAATGATATAAGAGAAAGATTATTCTTTTTCTGTGATGGTGCAAGTATGCCAGGTAGAACCATAACAGATGAAACAAATGATCAGTTATATGGTCCTGAAAGAAGTATTGCAAGAGGTGTTTCTTATGATGACATCACATTAACTTTCTACATGGATCAAAATATGGCAGAGCAAGTTTTATTTAAGTCATGGCAGAATATGGCGATAAGTCCTAACACATATAATTCAAATTACTATGATGAATATACAGGTAGTATTGACATTTACCCATTAGTAGCATTAGCAGATGGTACGATACCAAGAGCAGACGCAAACGAAACACCTGCTCAAGGCGAACCACTTGCAAGAGCAACATTAGGGGCAAACTTCACACACCTTGTTGAAGCATTTCCTAAGACAGTTGCACCGATAGAGATGTCGTATTCAAACAACGGAATAGCAAAATTAAGTGTAACCTTCTCATACAGATATGCTGTGACACCTGCTGATTTAGCAGTCACAGGCGCTTCTGGTCCTAACAGAGTTTCAGGCAGATTGAGAGGTGACATAAGATTACCAACCGAAGACATAGATCAGAGGTTTGGCAAAGTATTAGGTGGCATAATTAAAAAATTACCACCTGAGTTAAGAAGAGCAGGCCGTGATGTAATTAATCAGGCAAAGACAAGATTCCCGATAGGCAGAATCTTTGGTGGTAAAGTATTCCCACCGTTCTTCTAAATAGATTATACTATATAATAAGGAGTTAAATAATGGCAATACCGAAGATAGTGACACCTACATATGAGTGTGAATTACCTTCTACAAAACAAAAAATCAAATACAGACCATTTCTTGTAAAGGAAGAAAAAGTGTTATTGGTTGCGTTAGAGTCAGATGATGATAATGCTATACAAGACGCCATAATACAAGTATTACAAAATTGTATTATGACCGAAATAAAGGTTGACAAGTTACCTATATTTGATTTTGAATATTTGTATTTGAAGGTAAGAGCAAAGTCTGTGGGTGAAGTTATTAACTTAAAACTCAAATGTCCAGATGATGAGAAAGTGTTAGTAGATCATGCTTTAAACCTTGACGACTTACAAGTCAAGTTTAATCCTGATCATAAAAAAGAAATAAGTTTTGCAAAAGATTATGGCATAACAATGAAATATCCAACTGTGAAGGAGTTTAAACAAGATCAAAATCCTTCAGAGGCAAGTTTTAGTCTTGTAAAAGATTGTCTTTCAATGATCTATAAAGGTGAAGAAACCTACGATAGAGGAAATATTGAAGATAAAGAACTTGACGAGTGGATAGAAACATTGACACCAGCACAATATAAATTGATATTGAACTGGTTTAAGACAATGCCTAAGATTGAACATACTATTTCTTACACTAATCCTAAATCTGAAAAAGATTTTAAGTTAAAATTGCAGGGAATTAAAGATTTTTTTTAATTTCCCTCAACCATGATACGCTAGAAAATTACTTTAGAGTTAATTTTGCATTGGTTCAACATCATAAATATTCATTAAGTGAATTAGAATCAATGGTACCTTGGGAGAGGGACATATACGTTGATCTTCTATTAGAACATCTAAAAGAAGAACGACAAAGATTAGAAGAAAAGAAAAGGAATAGATAAATGCAAAAGATTAATCAAATTTTAAACTCAGGTTGGAATGGGTTCAAATATGCTGTAAAACAAGTATGGCATTTTATTGAAGTAGAGATACCTGAATTGCTTTCTAACTGGAGAGCTGTACCAAGACTTATGATGGTTGCCTATGGTTGGGCATTTATGGAAGTTATAACTTGGTTTATGGCACTAGAAGCACCTAACAACGCACAAGCAGGTTTAGTATCTGTTGTAGTTGGGGCAGGCGCTGGGTGGTTTGCAATATATGTAAATGGCAAAGCAACAAAAATTAAAAACAAAGACTAATGGCTAAATCATTTAGAGAATTTTTAGACGCACAAAAGAAGTCAACACCAGATGTAAAAGAGAAAGTTAACATCGCTTCTGCTGGTACAACTTTTTACTTAAACCATATCAAAGATAAAGGTTTAGGTCAAAGTTATATTGCAGATAGAGGTATATCTCAAGCCGCAGTAAAACTAACAGACGATTTCAGACAAGACATTGAAATGTTAGATGGCTCGGATTACAGAGGTTTTGTAAGTTTTGTAAGAAAGTTTGAATCTGCTCTAAATGAACTGCCAAAGAATAGAAATTTATCAAGTGCTGACCGAGAGTATGTAGAGTCAGCATTAAGAGATCCATTATCACAAATAGCAACAATTAGAGGTCCTGTATTAAGACTTGCATATGGATTAGAAGATTTTAAGAAACAATTTAAACCATTAAAACTTGCAGATAGATTACTAGGTGATGTACCTATCATTGGCAATATGATTAAGTCAAAGATAGAAGATATTGAAGCTGGGGAAGAAGCAGTTATCAGAGCAGGTAGAGAAGCTGCAAAGGCAAAGGCAAGAGAGTTTAGAAAAAGTTTAGGTTTAGATGATGATGACATGGGTGAAGATTTTGCACCAGCAGGTGATGTCATACAACCAACAGCAGGTTCTGCTGCTGAGTTTGAACAACAGGTTACAGACGAAAGATTAGAGGACAGAGGTCGATCTGATTTCATGTCAACAGGTGCAAAACAAAATAAGACTGAAGAACAGAGAAAAGAAGCAAACGTAGAACGTGAGCAGACACAGAATATATTTGAAGCCATCATGGCAAATACTGCTGAGACCAACGAGATATTAAAAGAACTTACAGAAGCATACAAAGATGAAAACGAGGGTATGGGTGAGATACTTGACACACTTGGCGCTGGAGGATTACTTGCAGGTGGAGCTGTGGCAGGTGGTGCAACAGCATTAGCAGGTAAAAAATTATTAGATAAAGGTAAAAAAACTTCAGCAACGAGTAAACCTGATACTAAAAAAGGTTCTAAATTAAAAGCAAATGTTAAGAAAGTTGCTAATGTAGCAAAAACAGGTGCAAAAGGTATCGCTTCAAAAGTGCCATGGTTATTACCTATCATCGGTGCATATGATGTTATATCAGGTGCAGCTGGCGCTGAAGAAATATTAGAGGCAGCACCAGATGAAGAAGTGTCTTTCTTTGATAGATTAGGTGCAGGTATAGGTAAACTTGTAGAAACAACTACGTTTGGTTTAGTTGACGCAAAATCAGCAGCAAACTTTTTAGGTGCAGCTCCAGAGAAAAAGGCTGACGCAATAGCAGCTGTTGAATCAACTACTGACACAAACTTAGCAAGCACATACACAATGGATGCTGAGTTAGTAAATCTAAAAGCAAATCAATTAAGATTAGGCACGCTTGATAACGTAATGGCAAAGGTGAATACAGATATGAACGATATGGCGTCTTTCTTTAACAGCCAGGTAGTAAATAACAATTCAAATGCAACAACAATCTTACCACCAGTATCATCAAATAACAACGACCAGAGCGTTATAGTAGGTAGAAATAACCTATACAAATAGTCTATAACTTCATATAAATATAGGTATGCAAGTATTAAGTTATCCATTAAACGTAGAGGAAAATGACGGTCATTATATATTGTTTACAATATTTGAGACCCCAGCATATGAGTATAAGTCACCTTATACTGATATGAGTATACCTCAACAAAAAATTAATTCATCTAAATTACAAGAATATGGTATAAGTGATGTAAAGAGAAATAAGATACAAGAAGCAATATCAAAACTTGCAGGCGTTAAATACGGTACAGGTGCTCAAGGCAATAACAGATTTGAAGCAGCCAATAATTATGCAAAGAAATATAGAACGTCAATACTAGGCGCAGGTCGTGGTGCGGCTGCAAAACCTAAGGACGCAAAAGCAGCGATCTCATTATACTCACCACAACAAGTTAAGGTATCCCACAAAATGAATTATCAGGCAGAGGATGTTTCCTTTGTAGGTGGTGCCATTGCAGGTTTTTTAGACACATTAAATTCAGATCAAAAATTAGCTGCAACAGGTAGTGCATTTAAAACAAAATTACAACAAGTGGTCGCAGGTGCAGGTAGATTTGCAGGCACAGGTGGCGCACAACAAGCAGTATTTGGCACAGCAGTAAATCAGAACCTTGCTGAAGTTATATTTACAGGTTTAGAATATAGAACTTTTACTATGGAGTTTTCTATGTTGCCTAAGAGTAAACAGGAAGCAAAACATGTTGATGATATTATTAACACATTAACGTACTATGCTTTACCTAACAGAAAACAAAACTCAGCACAGACATTTGATATACCAGCAGAGTTTAACATGAAATACATGTACTACTCAAAAGAGAACAAATACATACACCCAGCATTGACACTTGCATTAGAGTCAATAGACATATCATACGGTGGTCAAAAGTTTGCTACATTTAGAGGCGATGAACGTGGTGCTCAACCTGTTAGAACAGACGTGACATTGACCTTCAGAGAACTAGAACTTGCTGATAGACATACATTGTACGGTGCAAATGTAGAAAAAGAAAAAACTAAAAACGAAGTATCTGCTGATAACAGAGAAATGGGTAGAATAAAGGATTATATGTAATATGGAATATTTTGAAACATTTCCTAAACTCTATTACGACATTGCAGGTGATGGTAATTACAAATTAATTACAGACATCTTACGAAGATTTAAGGTAAGAAACAGAATACAAGAAGATACCGTGATGTTCGATAAGTACGAGGTGACAGACGGTGAGAAACCAGAAGATGTGTCAATGAAATTCTATGGCACGCCATATCATCATTGGGTTATATTATCAATGAATAATATTAAGGATAGATTTTATGAATGGCCGTTAAGTCAGATTGATTTTCAAACTTATATAGCAGAGAAATACACAAATCCTGATGGCATACATCATTATGAAATTACACAATCAAGTGGTGTTTCATCTAGTTTAGATAACTCACACCTAATAGAAGTTAATAGTGACGCTTCAGGTGCAAGTAGTGTATCAAATAGAGAGTACGAAGAAAGACTACAAGACAACAAAAGATTAATTAAAATATTAAGACCTGAATACCTATCAGAGTTTGTAGAAGAATTTAAAAGAATAATACAAAGATAATGACTAATGGCGATCAATACAAAAACTTATTCAGACAATAGACTAATACAGCAAGATGATTTTAGAATCACCGAGGTCGTATTATATAATTACAAAGGTGACGCAGAAAACCTAACCCAAGACATATTAGCGATTGATGTATTTGAATCAATCTACAATCACACACTTACAGGTAAACTTACCTTTTCAGATCAATCATCATTTGTAGAACGAATGCCTATCGTAGGTAAAGAGTTTTTAGAATTTAGATTAAGAACACCTGTACAATATAATGGTGCATATGGCGGTGAGATAAACGCAGTCACCCAAAAGTTTTTTGTGTACAAGGTATCAGTAGAACAAGCAACATTTAGAAATCAGGTTGTGACATTACACTTTGCCTCTGCTGAGATGTTAAGAAACAATCGTGTTAGGGTATCAAAGGCATATGAAGGTGCTTATGACAAGGCAGTCGCAGATATATTTAAATCATCAAGCATATTGAACTCAAAGAAACCATTGTTCCTAGAACGTACAAGATTAAATCAAAAGGTTGTAATACCAAACCTTAGACCATTTGACGCCATCAATATGTTTTGCAGTAGGTCATTGTCAACAATATCAAATAGTGCTAGTTTCTTCTTTTATGAAACAACGCAAGGGTTTCATTTTAGATCATTAGACTCAATGGTAAGAGACCTGAAGTCAGGCGTGGGACCATCGCAGTCAATGTTTACTTACAAATTAGAAACATCTGGTATGCCTAATCCATCATCACCTGGCGAGGACGCATACAGAGATTTAGAACGAGTCTATTCACACAAATTTAACAACGCATTAGACACCATTGCAGATACAAGGTCAGGCATGATGGCAAGTAAGTTAATCACACATGACCTGTATAACAAGACGTTTAGTACAAAAGAATTTAATTATGCAAAGGACTATTTTACATTACCTCATTTAGAGAACGATAACTCATTAAGCGAGTTCCCAAGTAAATACTCAATGATACCCGAATCACCTGCTGACCCTAGTGAAGACGACACTAACAAAGAGGGCAGAAACAACATATATACCGACTATACAGACGGTGTTGTCATGGTGCAATCAACTACCGCAAATGTTCATAATACGAACCTAGCGAGCGGCTATCACGCAGAGAACACGCTTCAATCACGTACCCACTCTTTAGAGATATTAAAGTCATTACAACTAACAATAACAACACCTGGTAATACACATGTCAACGCAGGACAGGTGGTAAATGTCACAGTACCTTCATATGCAAGTGAGGTATTTGAAAAGGGTGAGAAACAATATAACAAGTTTACCACAGGTCGATACCTAATAACAGACCTACGTCACAGTATAGACTTCAACGCACAAAAACATAGAACAATACTGACCTTGAGCAAAGAGACATACGGTACACCTCTAGTTAATAGTCTTGCTAAACCAGATATAGATATAGAAGACGAACAAATAGTAATAGAATTAGGAGTAAACAAAGAGTATGCTTAGAGACCTAGTAGTTTTTCTTTGCGAGAAATTAGAAAAATTTTCCATTAATGACAACACATTAGTGAGCCATGGCCTAATGAGAGATGAATATACAGAGCATATGCAAAGACAATTTGAACAAAGACATAGATATAACAACATAGAACATGCCAGAAACGACAGGAACAATGAGAAATAAACTCTTTTTACATATGAAACAAGATATACACGAAGGTGGCCATAGAGTAGTGCTACGCACGGCGGACGCCTACGCAGCTAGATTAAATGCCTTAATAAACAATAGCATGACTGGATATGATACGGTCATTTATAGGAATAATTAAAAGATTATGCAAAACTTTTTAGGACAGGATGGATTCATTTGGTTCGTAGGTGTCGTAGAGGACAGACAAGACCCTCAACATCTTGGCCGAGTAAGAGTAAGATGTCTAGGTTATCACACGGCCGACAAGAATGCTCTGCCTACCTCTGACTTGCCATGGGCCAGTCCCATACTCCCCATTACATCTAGTGGTATCTCAGGCATTGGGCAAACTCCCTTAGGTCTTGTAGAAGGCTCGTGGGTGTTTGGTTTCTTTAGGGACTCCTCTTACGCACAGGAGCCTATGATACTCGGGAGTTTGCCAGGCAGACCTACCGAAGAGGCCAGCGAAGGGGGCTTCTATGACCCTAATAAGATTTTCCCTCGTCATACAGATGAACCAGATACAAATAGACTTGCAGTAAATAACGAAGACAATCCCCATCTCGGGCTTGAATTACGTAAGGCGACTCGTATAACTGGACTTGCTACAGCAGACTTTGACGCAGATACAGCCGCAGACGCTAGCACAATTACGGCCTCTGATACAGATAACTGGGATCAACCAGAGATTGCATACGCTTCTATTTACCCTAACAATCACGTTTACGAATCAGAGAGCGGCCATATATTAGAATTTGACGATACATCAGCCGCAGAAAGAATATACCTAGCACATAAGACAGGTACGTCCTTAGAATACAACCCAAATGGCGACCGTGTGCAGATTATCAAAGGTATTGATTACAAACTTACAAGCAGCCATAATCTAGTAAACATAGAAGGCCGTAGTGATATTAGTATAGGTGGTCGCCATAAGATATACATTAACAAAGATGGTGCAGAAAATAACAACTATGATATACAGGTAGGCCCTAACGCTAATGTAAATATACAAGTAGATACAGGTGACATTAACCTAGTAACCAAACAAGGTAAGGTCAACGTCAATAGTGGTGGTGATTACAATGTCAAGGTAGGTGGCAATTACACAATGACAGTAGCAGGTAATAGAAACATTACAACAGATGGTACGGCCACAGACAATACAACAGGCTCAGTCACACATAGAGGTAGTACGATAGACCTTAACCCATAGTGCCTTAATCAAAACCGTAGATACTATCTAATCTATAAATGCAATATCGAACACTTACACATAAAGGCGGCCGCATTTGGTAGCCTCATATAGAAAAATTTTTTGCGTGCTATTTTTTACACTATTAGTCGGCTGTGTCAAAGTGTCAGCGACTTGCTCTGTAAAGAACATAGATAAAGAAAACTTACATAACTCGCTAGAGGAATGTGCAGATAATCCAACACTAAATATAAGTAAAGACTTTTAATATTACAAAGGTGATTATAACATGTTATTCATATCTCATAGAGGCAATTTATCAGGACCTCAACCAGACAACGAAAACAAAGT